GATAAAGTAATTGTAAAAGAAGTTAAGGAAATTACAATCATGCGATCTTCTGATGGTTACGAATCAATTTTAGGATGGAGTTTCTAAATTGACAGTAGGAGATGTTGTAAATGGAGTTTTTCCACTTTCCGCTACTTGGTATGTCTTTCAACCTGCCGCAGGGATTGAAGTGTTAATCACATGTGCAAGTGGACAATCATTAATTTATGCGGGTTTAACTGATGGAGTAACAAACTCTTATACAGGTATGAACGCAACGGATGGAATTAGTGGAAATATAAAATTTGGAATTACTAATACTATATACCTTAAAGTTCATGGTAGTACAACTGCACCATCTTTTTCAGGTATTCAAATAAAATAAAAAAGGGATTAAACCCCGCATTTACATTGATTTAATGATGGATTAATCAATGCTTCATCCATATCTGTATTAATAACAATACTATGAATGTCCATTAGACCGCTGATTGAATCATCCCAATTATTGTCTTCACCGTCTAATCTTCTATTTTTAACGGATTCGCATATTCTCATAATGATGTCGATCGAGTCCGTAGGAACTATACCTTTATTATTCATCTCTTTTTTGACTCCTGAATAATGTATCCATGTAATCGGTCCTGGTTTGGTGTCCCAGTTGCCAAATATTCACCATGTAATCATCCAATAAATGACGAATTAGGACTTCACTAGATCCGTCTTCTTCCATGTTTTTCTTTCTAAGTGCGAGATTATGTAATCTCTCTTGTCTTTGTTTTTGACTTGCCATACATACACACACACACTTACAGTACTTATCTATTCCTGTTTTTCCCTAGATACTTTTTTATACTATCCCGTATCTAGGGCGTCGCCAGCCCCTTGATACCTTTCCCCCCTACCGCTTCCCGAAAGATATGTTATATGAGGATAGGATGAGATAAGATAGTTACCAAGATAAAGGTATCTAAAAGAAGGTTATACAGGCAAATTTTGGGTGTTTATGGGGGTAGAGAGCGCGAGAGAAGGGGGAAACCATAACAGTTTTAACAGTATGTATGGTATGCATAGTATGACATCTTACCTGGTTCCATTATTTCCGATAAGTATTAGGGAATTTTGTAAAATTTGTAGATTTAAAACATTAGTAACACCATTTACTTCAAAAAAATGTTCAGGCTGTGGAAATAATTATGATTGAGTATATCATTTTAGTTTCTGTGGTTATTGCTGGAGTATGCGGTATTATAATTACTAGGAATATGTTCGGAACTGATCAAATGAGTAGAAAAATTAAGAATAGATATGATACTTACATTGATACATTAGAAACTGATAATAAAAAATTAAATGGTAAACTATCAAAGATGAAAAACAATATAACCATTAACTCAAATGATTTTGACGCAGAAAACCCACTTGGATCGATTTCTGGATTAATTTCTCAACTAGGACCAATGCTACCAAAAAACCTACAGCCTTTACTAAATAATCCTGGAACAATGAAATATGTTGAAAAGCTTGTTCTAGAAAATCCGGATAAAGTTAAAGATTTAATTGCTAAATTTGTTAAAAAGCCAGGTAAAAATAATGATGAATCTACTGCCGATAATATCGAATCTGTGTAAACTTGGAATCGATAAAGGAAAATTTTGCACTTCTTGTTATGCCGGGTATGGGCTTATCTTTGATGGAAAAACATTTAAAATTGATAAGTGCAACTTTTGTAAGTGATGAAACGAAATGAAATACTTCTCATTGGTGGTGCAATACTTGCGGCTTTCATTCTGTTTAAGAATAAAACAACTTCATCAACTTCTGGATCAATTCCGTTTATCAATCCCTTTTCTAGTTTGCTTGGCAAAGCAGAAGCTCAAGCGATAAATCAATTCGGATCAAACATTGAAACATTACAATCAGTTAAACAAAGTAATTTAGGAATTGCGCAAAGTATTCTAGATCTAGAAAGAAATACAGCAGATGTTAAGATTTCACAAATTCAAACAGAATTAGATAAGACGCAATCATACATAGGAGAACAACAAAAAATAGGTGCTGCCGCTGGATTTGCAAAACTAGCACCTAAAGGTGATTGGCAAAATGCAGCAAGTTCATTACTAGGTAAATTTTCTCAAGCTCAACCCGGTGGATCATTATTTCCAGATTTCAGATTAATAAATAATGCTACAAATTACGGTATAGTAGCACAACAAGTAAGATATGAAACAGCACAAAGAAACATAGGTGAAGCGAATGAAATGGTTCAACGTCAACAAAGGGGAATCGACAGATTAAACGAAGAATATCAAACAAGATTCGGCGGTTTAAGCCGATATGGATAAATTATAGTACTGTATTCGTTAAGATATGGTTTCTATCGGCAGCTATTTATCCCTGGGTGCTTTAGCGATCGCCGTAATCGGGTTTTATAAACTTGGCGGTGCTTCGGGAATTGGTAGTAGAGTAGGAACCGGCTTAACAGATTTCACTTATAGTTTATTCAATCCTTTTGACAATAACACCAAACCACCAACACAAAGTCCAGCAGCACCACCAACACAAGGTCCGGCACAATCACCACCACAAGACGAACGAGTAGATCCGGAAAATGATTGGTGGTCATGGGTTCCAAATGTAGATATTCCCGCTATACCTGGAATTATTCCACCGATCGCTTTCGGTGACGGACCAAATACAAAACCAGATAATTTTATGGATCAATTCACCTGGACAGATAGAACACCAACACCAGAACCCGCACCAGCTATGACATACGGACCTTTACCACCATTCGCCGGAACTTTAGAACATGTAGTAAGAAACATGACACCAACTCAAGGACCAACTCAAGGACCAACTCAAACAACTTATTCTAATCAAGGTTATCAAGGACATGGAACAATAAATTACGGTTTCCTGGATAACTTGGGAGTTTAATCATGCCGGTAAGTAAAGCAGAATTTAAAAAAAGAATGGCAGCCGGTAAAAGAAAAGCTGCCGCAGCTAGAAAAGCGAAAACCGTTAAGAAAGCAGCACCAAAGAAACGTAAACCGGCAGTAAAGAAACGAAAAGCGAAAGCAATAAAAAGCCCAACACCACGTAAAAGAACAATGGGATCAAGAACACAAAAAGCACGTAAATATGGTTCAAGAACAAAAAAATCAATTGGTTCTTCTCTTAAGACAGGTATGATAGGAGAGGTAATCAAGGGCATTGGTGCAGGCAGCTTAGCAACAATCGTTGTAAGCCGAGTAGCACCACAATATGCACCCATCGCATCAGTCGCAGCCGGTTTTGTTACTGGCGGTATGATTGGAGGCGCTGCAAATCTTCTATTAAGTGGAGGTTTACAAGGTATGGGCGGTTTGTTCGGCGGTAATTCAGCACCAGCACAGGAGTTTGGAGTCTAGACATGGCTTTGCCAGTCCAAAGGACCTACCAATTCGTAGGAGCTGCACCCGCACTAGGAGTATCATCATTTATGAGCGATCAACAAACTTTGCAAACGAATTTCCTCACTTTAACTAGCAATGTCCTCCAGGACATCGTGATGAATCCACCGTTATTAGCAACACAACTATATCAATTCAATCTCGTTAAGAACGGTAACGCTACTTCAGTTCGTGCGTTTTCCGCAGCAATAAGCCCGTTAACGGCTGGAAGAGTCCCGATAGGACCGGTTTCAATGAGTTCTGGTTCGTATCAGTGGGCTGTCATTCAAACTGCGGGTGCTCTGCAAAATCCGACTATACTAGTCAGATATGGATCACCTCTTAACTAAGGAATTTTGATATGCCTTTTTCTAATTCTAAAATAACAAATTTCCAAATAAATTCTGGAAATACCCCACTTCTCTACCCGATAAGAGTAACAGCACCAGCCGCACCTTTAGGGACCAACTTTGGGATATCATTCCCAGATCAATTCCTTGGCAGAGCTATAAGTCTCAAAATTACGAATTTAGACGGGGCTAATGGGTGCTTTTATGATTACAATTTGAATAATCAATTCAAACCATTAGGGGCTTCAAGCTTTGATACTATCGATAATACCATTGTAAATTATCTTACTGTTCAATCTGGTGCTGCCGCTGGAGTTTTAATTGAAGCTCAAGTGATCCCAGCTTCCAGGGATGAAGCACCTGTAGAGGTTATGATCTAATTGTCATTTGGTGGTGGTGGCGCAAGTGGTGGAAAAACTAAAGCACATTTGCACACAAATAATACAGATGATGGCGGTAGTTTAGATTCAACAAGTTTAATCAGTAATGCTCCTATATTCTCTTTAATGTTGGTGCTATAATGAAATTAAAGATTAATGGTTTAATTAATAATCCTAAATGGAAACAAATAGCTTGTATTTGTGACATGTCAAACCCTGAAAAATCCCACCCAATTTCTAGGAATTGTAAACATTGTTGTTGCAAACAAGCTGAAGAATCAATGCCAAAAGAATCGTTTAAAGTTAATAATCCTGAAATGAAAAACGGAAAACCAACAGATAAAGTAATTGTAAAAGAAGTTAAGGAAATTACAATCATGCGATCTTCTGATGGTTACGAATCAATTTTAGGATGGAGTTTCTAAATTGACAGTAGGAGATGTTGTAAATGGAGTTTTTCC